TTCTTTTTATCCTTTGGCTCTTCGTCGCACCCTGCAACGCTTTGCCGTGTTTTTTATTTGTTAATCAACTAAATAAATATATACGCCCAACAATGGCATATGTCAATAATAATTATAAAATATTTTACATATTATAATATACTTTATGTTGGTTTGCTAACTTGTTGAATTGTAAGACTAATCTAATAGATCAGGGAGCTTGATAATGTTGTGCGGCTTATAATTTTTAAGGCGCGGGCGTGATTCATCGCGTGAGAGGAAATACGCCTCCAGCAAGCATTTGCGGATGAGGTCGCCGATAGTAAACCGACAACCCCTTAAGCGTGTAAAGTCGCTGGCTAGTAACTGCAACTCTTTTACCCAGATTTTGGGCAACCTAACGTAAAACCCAGATGTTTCAACTTTTAATTTCCATCGGCGCTTGACCATGCCAATAAACTATATCAGCTAACCCATGGACAATCAACCACATTATTGATATCAATCCACACCCCCTAAAAATATGTCTCAAGCCCTTTATCCCCCTTAAAATCAAACTGTTAACTCAATTGGGTAACAAAGTCACCAGTAACCGCCGCTTGACACCCTGTTTTATTTCCCCCCTTAATAATCCCCCAAGACCTAATTTAACCCTTTAAACTAATTCAAATCAATTCTTAGGTTCATTCAATCTTAATTCATATGCAATGCCAAGACCAGAAGAAATTGAAGGGGTTATGGCTATCTAACCTAACCCAACCTCCGACGCTAATTATAGTCGGATAAAATCAGCCCTAACCCTCGAGATAAGATAGCCGTCCCATTGAGATTAGATATTGGGTTAAATTAGTTTAGAGTCAGATAAAATTTGCCCTATCTAATAGTCATTCATTATAATTTAATTATAATTTAATATTAAGTTAATGTGTGTGTGTGTGTGTTGAATAGATATACATTATAAATATTAGGTTTAAATTTGATACAGTCTGTAGGTAACTATTAACCATCCTAATCAATTACAGATCCACCCCTGACATTTTCGATTCTATTTGGCTAAGTTATTGATATTGTTGATGATTATTGAGAGTGGGTGATTAGATGGGATGTAAGTTATTATTAATATTAGGGTTAGGGTTAGTATTAGGGGATTGCGGGCGTTTTTTTTGATAATGGGTAAGTGTAAGTTGGGAGGGTTAGAATGGGGAAGTTGGCAAAGAGGATGGTTAAGTTGCGAGGGGAGTTGGAGAGTCAGGAGCGGTTGGATGACATGACTTTATTTAGTGAGTGGTTGCCGATTTTGCAGGAGATGGGGCGACCTGGGGGAAAGTCGGGGAGGGAGATAGTAGAGAAGTTTACGCCGGTGGGGGTGGCGACGATAGTGGGATTGGCGATAAAGGCGAAGGACGAGGGGGTGAGGTTAAAGGCGGCGCGGGATTTGGCATGGATGGGCGGATTAAAGCCGGTGGACAGGCACGAGACGTTTAATGTTAGCATGATGGCGGAGAGCGAAGTTGACGCTTTATTAAGGAGCACACTCGATGACCTTGGATTACGATTGGTCGAAGATAAGCCAACTAAGCGTAGAGGCAAAGCGCGAGTTATTGACGCAAACTTTGAAGTTGAAGAAAGTGCAGGAGGGGCGGAAGATAGACGATTACTGTCCAAATAGGGGGCAGGATCCGTTTCATAAGAGCACCGCGAAGATCCGGGTAGTATTGGGCGGGAATCAAAGTGGCAAGTCAGTAGCTGGAGGGATAGAGGCGATTTGGTATGCGCTTGGTATTCATCCGTACAAGAAGATACGGGTGCCGAACAAGGGTCGGATAATAGCGTCTTTGGGATTTGAAGAAGGAGCTGGACAGGTAATCGTTCCGATCTTGAAGGAATGGTTACCTGACGGGGTATTATCCCGGAGTCCGAAGTTAAATCAGGCTCATATACCGGCGGAGTGGAATTTTTCTAACGGGTCGGTGATCAACATATTGAGTGGCGAGCAGGACAAGAAGGTATTTGAGGGTTGGACGGGTCATTGGTCGTGGATGGACGAGCCGGGAAAGAAGGACATATTTGAGGCAACGCGGAGGGGTTTGATGCGGATGCAGGGAGATTTCTGGACGACGATGACACCTTTAGAGGAGCCTTGGTTTTATAATGATTTGTATGTGCCTTGGAGTAACGGCGAGAGGCCAGAGGTTGAGTGTTTCTCGATTGATATTTGGGATAACTGTGTAGAGAGCGGCGGGTTTTTAACGCGAGAGGCGATCGAATCGTATTTAAAGGATTGTGACGAGGAGACTCGAGCGACGAGAGAGCATGGAGTTTTTCGGCATTTAAGCGGCAGAATTTACCCGCAGTTTGACAAGAAGGTTCATGTAGTGCCGTCGTTTGATGTGCCGAGAGATTGGCCGATTTGGGATGGATTTGATCCACATTTACAGAAGCCTCATGCTTATTGTCAATGGGCGATCGATCCGGGTTCTGATGACGTTTACGTTTGCAACGAGATTTATTCAAAGATGACGATACCGGAGTTGGCGGAGGCAGTGCATCAGATGAGAAAGGGCAAGCGGATCATTTGCACTCTGATAGATTCGTCGGCGGAAACGCCGGACGCTATGCACAGGGTATCCGTCAGGCGAATGTTGGAGAAGTTGGGAATTAGAACTAGGCTGGCTGATAAGTACGGCAATGTCGAGCACGGCATCAGCGGGATGCGAGCTCGGTTGGCTCCTAGATCGAACGCGCTTGGCGAGAAGCGACCGACGTTTTTTGTTATGGATCATTGCACGCGGCATATAACGGAGTTCATGAATTATGTGCAGGACAATCGCAACACCGAGTATTTGATAAAGGACAAGCCGCGCAAGACTTACGACGATATGATGGACTTGGACAGATATTTTATAGTTGAGAATCCGACAGCGGACATCAATTTTAAACCTGTAAGATACGCGAGAAGGAGTTATAATGGCGGGTTTGAAGAGGAAAATAGTTTCAGGCATAGATCGTTTGCCAGCTATTAAATATGACGAAGATAAACTGATTCGTTGGATAGTTGATCAGCGCAAGTCTATGATGGACGACCGGCAGGTTTGGTCTGCGCGTCGGCGACGTTTTCTATCTAAGTGGGACGATTATTTAACGCCGGCTAGAAGTGGCGAATGGGAAGGCGGATCCAATTTACATTTACCAATGACGATGCAGATGGGCAAGGGTTTACACGCCAGGATTAAGAGCGCGGTTTTTGCCGTTCGACCATGGTGGATATTGTTGCCTATAGAAAAGTTGGACAGAGAACGAATCAAAATTATTGATACTGTAATGCGTTGGGCGTGTCAGAATTATGTTAATTATGGCAAAGGCATAGAACTTGCTGTTGACGATTGGGCTTGGGACGTAGTGTTCGAAGGTTGGGGCGTGCTGAAAAGAAGATGGGAGATAATCGAGCGAAAGATAATCGATTACGAAGAAGTTCAGCAGCCTATAGTCCAGATCAATCCTGAACAGCAACAGATGGCGATGGAAAGTATGAACACCATCGCTAACGAATTTAATCAGAGTAACGCTCAGTTAGAAGCACCTCCGTCTGAAATCGTAGCGAGAGAAGTTGAGAAGTTAATAACGTATTTCGATGGGCCGATTTGGGAAACGCTACCGCATGAGGACATTTTGTTTCCTGGAAAATTAGTTGATCCTTCGGATTTGAATCTAGCGCCTATGGTTTGTCATGATTTCGACATTGATGAATCTACTTTAAATGCGCATTTGGAATCTGGTTATTATGATTCTAAAGCGGTGAAAAAAGTTTTGGAAAAGAGTTTTGTTTCTCCTGGCGAACAATCAGACGACGCTACTAAAAATGCTTATCAACAATTACAAGACAGATATCATGGTGTGAAAACCGTTGACGCTAAAGCGGGAGTGAAAAAAGCGCGTGAGACAGAGGTTTATCTTTCTTATGATATCGATAACGACGGGATAAACGAGGAACTCGTAGTTGCCTTTGATCTAAAAGCCGAAGTTATAACACGGCTCACTTATCTCGATAGAATTACCAAGACCGGTAAGCGACCGTTACACAAAGCGGATTTAATTCGCAGACCTCGTAGATCGTATTCTATGGGTATAGTTGAATTGCTATATCCGTTGCAGCAAGAGTTGGATTCGATTCATAATATGCGAATTGATTTCGGTGTAATTCAGAATATCCCCTGGTTTTTCTACCGGCCAGGTTCCGGCATGAAACCTGAGAAAATAAAATTAGAGCCTGGGATTGGTTATCCGTTAGAAAATCCACAAAGCGATGTGCATTTTCCTAAAGTTAACGGCAACACTTTTTGGGGATCTCAGGAAGAGGGAAACATTGTTGCGTGGGCTGAGAAGCTGACATCGATAACGGCTATGAATTCAGGCATGCCGTCTGAACGAGTTGGAGCTTCCCGAACAGCGTCTGGTATGATTTCGCTTTTAAACGAAGCGAATCTTAACATTGACGTATTGTTAACTAGATTTAAAGACAGTTATTCAGGCGCGTTAAAAGGTTTACTGGCTGATTTACAAGAACGCATGCCAAATGATTTAAAAGTTAGAGTTGTTGGATTTGATAACAAGCCAGAGAGAGACGGGTCTGGAAATGTTTTGGTTGTTGAACCGACAAGAGCTGATATCGCTGGTAAATTAGATTTCATTCTAATGGCTAACGCTAACAATTCTAATCGTGAACTTGAAAAACAAAATGCGATCCTAATGTCGCAAATGTTATTGAACCCAATAATGTTGCAGACGGGAATTGTCAGTCCTTTAAATATTTATAACATCAGTAAAAATGTTTTGGAAAAATATGGTACTCTCGGAATTGACGATTTCATAACCGAGCCAAAGAATGTTCAGCCGGCTTTATCGTTAAGAGACGAGATTGCGAAAATAACTCAAGGCGAAATGCCAACGATTGTCGTTAACGATGATCATAATGCTAAAGCTGACGCGTTGGAAATGTTTGCTCAGGAGCCGGCATTTCAACAAGGTGTTGCTACTGGTATTAATTCGCCAGACGCTCCGAGTAAATTAGCGGCTGCTATTAAGGCGCATAGGATGATGGCGCAGATGATATCAGCTCAGGCTCAGCAGTCGAATGTAACGGGTATGCAGATCAGCCCGTCGTTAGGCGCGAGAGCTGCGGGTCAGGTTGGAGAAACCGGCAGGCCGTTAACGCAGGAGAACTTACCAGCAGGACAAGAAGCCGCAGGAACTCAGGCGAGAGAAGAAAATAGGGGAGCTTAGATATGGAAAAAGAAAATGTTTTATATCACAACGCAAACGAGAACATTCGACTAGGTTCAGCTGTTAGTGAATTAAAGGCGCATGGTAGCTGGGAGGCGTTAGTTGAGATAAAAGATTTCTTGTTAAAAGAATGGACGGACGAACTAGGATCTCCGTTAAGAATGGATCGTCCTCTATTTGCAGAATATAATGTTGATAAGATTCTTTACAATAGATTAGCAGCAATGGGTGCTGTTAAATATTTTTTCAATCTGCTGGATAAATACGAAGCGAGATATTTGGCAGAGGTAGAGAAAAGAAAACTCAAGGAGGAGTTATGAGCGACGAGATCAAGGCCGCCACACCAGCGGTTGACTCAGGTAGCAATGCTACCACTACTGATCCGCGTCTGGATTCGTTAACTGATGTTATTGGTGAAATAACGAACAAGGTTAACAATCTGACGGATGTGACAAACAGAGTAGTAAACAACATGGCTGCGAAAGTGGAGGAACCGGAAGGAGAATCTATTGATTACGCTGACGATCCAGAAGCGTATTTCGACAGAAAGTTGGCAGTAGAAAGAGAGAAGCTTAAAAAAGAAATAAAACAGGAAACAAAAAAAGAACAAGACATTTCGTTTTATCAGAAAAAAATGTGGGATGAGTTTCCTGAATCTAAAAATCCTAAATCTCAGTTGTTTAAAACAGCTTGTGCAGAATACAATGCTTTATATGACAAGAATTCACCTGACGCTGAATATAATGCTGTTATCAGAGCTGCTATGAAGTTACAAATATCCGGTAAGAAAGATAATGTTATTAAAGATTATCGCACTGCCGAAGGTAGAACTCAGGGTGTGGTTCTGAATTCCACAACTGGCAAAGTTGATACGTCTCAATTAACAGATGCGCAAAGACAACTAGCGGCAGAACTTGGTGTTACTGAGGAGCGATACGCAGAATTAAAAGGTTCACCGCATGGAAAGAAATGGAGGACATATGACGAAGCCAGATAACAAAGGAACATTCGGATCTGCCGGAACTTTTAGTGCGCCTGTAATTAAACCTAAAGGAGTGTTTAAATATGGCGACAGATTAGCAGTTGTAGATAGAGACGAAAGATTTGAATACAGATGGATTAACGCTCAGGTGTTAGAACAGAACGGTTGGACTCATTGGAATGGTTGGGAACCGGTAAGGACAGGGAATGACTCAGGAGAGGATAACGCCAACAAAGATGGGTTTGCAACTGTTAAAGGCTTCGGAACTTTTAGAAGGGCCGGAGAATTGATATTAGCTAGACTGCCCAAAGAAGAAGCGGCTAAGTTGAAAGCGTATTACCGAAGAAAGGCTATGGTTAGAGAAAATTTGGTTAAGTCTAAAGCTTCATTGCAAAGTCAAAATCAGTATAGAGGAGAAAGTGTAATTGATGTAAAAACAGAGTTCAAAGATCGACATGGAGTAACAAAGGAGGATTAGTATGGCTAATGTAGATAGACCGCATGGGTTTACCATTATTGGCTCGTTATCCGGTGGAGAGGTTGGACGTGGTAGATCTTATCCGCTGGCGGCTGCTAATAGTATAATTGGAATTGGTTGTTTAATTACTGTGACTACAGCTGGTGTTGTAGATCGCAGTGCAGCTTCCGACACTCAGATTGTTGGTGTTGCCATGGAAGCAAAAGCTGCAAGTTCTGGTGGTTATGTTTTGGTTTGTGACGATCCAATGGTTGTTTTAGAAGCACAGACTGATGACGGAACTGGTACTTGTACGGCACTGACAGACATGTTTGGTAATGTCAATTTTGTAGTTACAGATGCTACTAATGGATTATCAAATATGGAAATTGATGAGGATTCTCAGACGACAACAGCAACGCTGCCGTTGAAAGTTATTGGTTTGTATCCCGATCCGAACAACGCTTTTGGCGAATTTAATAGATTGGTTTGCATCATCAATAACCACGTTTATAAATCAGTCGGCGTTGACGGCTTAACATGATTCATGGTGTTTTTAAAAGTTAATTATTAGGAGGAATATATGGCTAATTTAAGAACTGGATTTTCTGATTTATTTTTCAGTGAGGCATTGCCGCTCTTGGAAGATGTAATTATAAATCAGTATGCTGATCATCCTGATTTGATTCCTTATATTTTCAATATTAAGAAATCAACAAGATGGGGCGAGCAAGATACGGCAATCACCGGGTTCGGTGCTGCGGTAGAAAAAGCTGAGAACTCAGCTGTAACTTACGATCAAAACTATCAGGCATATGATAAAACATATACCCATCTAACATACGCCTTGGGACTTCGTACTTCCAAGGAAATGATTGATGACGATAGATTTGATATCGTAACCAAAGGCGCAAAAGCTTTGGCGCACTCTATGTTCGTTACTCGTCAGGTTATCGCTGCGGCTCATTTTAATAATGGGTTTTCCAGCGCTGTTGGCCCTGACGGTAAAGAGTTGTTTGCAACAGATCATCCGCTAGTTGGTGGAGGAACTGAACAGAACGAACTAACAACTGCTGCGGATCTCAGTGTTACTTCTCTTCGTCAGGCGTTGGTTGACATCAACGACACTACAGACGAAAGAGGCTTGCCGGTGTTTATCACACCGAAGTATCTGCTGCTTCCGAGTGAATTACAATTCACAGGAGAAGAGTTGTTAAAATCAACTTTAAGACCGGATAACGCAGAGAACGCTATCAACGCGTTCAAGATGAAAAATCTTGATTGGGTTATGTGGCAGTATCTGACGGATCCTGATGCGTGGTTTATTATCTCAGATAAAAACCAACATTCATTGAAGTTCAATGATAGAGAGCCGGTGAATGTTTCTTCGGATTACGACTTTGATGCAGACGCATCAAAGACAAAGATTCGTTGTCGTTTTAGTTCGGGTTGGTCTGAGTGGAGAGGCGTTTTTGGTAGCCCTGGAATTTAATGAATTGTAATTTGGCCGCTTAATAATCCTTGTTGATCTTGCGGCGAGATTTCTGACTTCCCCATGTCAGAACAACAAGGGTTAATTTTGGATAAAGGAGTTTATTATGGTCACAAGATATCC